TCGACTGACCAAGTTCTCCACGAGGGTATTTAATTCTAAACTCTGAGTTTTGATCTAAATCTTTTGTCATCAACTCTATCTGTGTGCTGTGTTGATTTAATTTTTCATGAATACCAAAATAAGCCCAGGTGCCGACTGCGATCATTGCGATCAGGCTGGCAACCGTTTTCATAGGCATTTGCACGGCAGCCGATTCAGATATTGTTAAAGGTTTTTTATTCATCTTTTGGTTTTGGTGGAGGCAGTATATACCCATCTGGCGGCATTTTCAACGTGCTGTTATTGTTATCTAAAGTCTTAGATTCTGGGTTTTCTTTAATGTAATCGTCTTTTAATTCATCCCAGAGACTACCTGTAGGCATTGTTTCTGTTTCATCTACTTGTGGTATTACACCCCTACATTTTGACACCAACAATGCAAAGTTTTCATTTTGTGCCAGACTTGGGTTTCTATTTACTTTGTTGCACATCTTCATAAGTTCTAGTTGTTGTTTGATTTGTGCATTTTCTTTTGATGTTTTACAGTCTGTGCCTAAATATTTTCTAAATGATAATCTTAATTCCTGAGAATTACTTTCATTCCAACTACGATCATAGTTATCATATTCGTAATCACGATTAGATACAGACACATCTACTTCACCACATCTAGTACTGCCGTCGTTTAAATATTCGTTTCTAGGATATGCAGGACCAGCACAGAAAGCTAAAGCTGTAAGCATTAGTATGAGAATTCCTGTAAAATAATAATTCATCCTGGCATTCTCCATAGTTCATCCTAATAATTTATTTCTCTGTTAAGGTCTTTGATGTCGTATTCCATCTGTCTAACTTTATCAGCTAAGACTTCGTATAAATTTTCAGCCATTTCCCACGTGCCTTCAGCTCTTTCTAATTTTGCAATAACTGTATTTACACCATCGGTCAACACTTTCATGTCCCTTTGTATGTTTACAAGATCGACTGTTTGAATTTTTTCTATTTCTGCTTTGTTAGCATTAATTGTGTCTGTTAAGTTAACAACATATTTAACACCAGTAAATGTTCCGACTAATACGGAAGCTACCACTGGTACCATAACTATATTTTTCTTTAACAGATCGGCTATATTCATAGGGCATAAATTAAAATATTAAAGCACCTATTATAAATCCTGCAACAGCACATACAATTTCTCTTCTGTTATGCATCTGCCATATCATAAATTTATCTTTGTATTGTTTAATCATTTTTTTCCTCCAGTTCTCTAAGTTGATAATCATACATGCCTTCTTCGTGTTCGTCTGTTATCCATTTAGATGTTTTTTCAACAGACCATGTTTTACTAGTTACTAGTCTATTAATCAAGGTTTTTGATGGGTCATTACCCATTGACGTATCAAACACCTTTAGTCTATTATTTGGCTGTATTGCATAGTTTCCGTCGTCTAATTCAATTACATGGCCACACTTGTGTTGATCTGGTTTTTCTGAATAACCAAAATTTAATTCATTAAAGTCTCCGGAACACCAGTCTATAGTAAATAAATATGTTCCTTCTCTTTTAACTTTACGTCTAGAGATATATTTCATTTTAGATCCAGCTAATTCATAGAAAGTTGTAACAGCTACATTGTAACTAAAACAATCCCACATCATTAATTCATCTAATGGTAATTCTTTGACGTTTGGTTTTTTACAAAATGCTGAGATAGGTGCTCGCCACCATAATCCACCGTCATCCATCATAAAATGAAATAGTGGTACAGAGTTTGGTATCGAACTAAAACCAAAAACAGTGCATTCAAAATATTTATCGTGAGAATCTTTTTGATCTCTAAGATAGTTACCTCTAACGTAACATTCTATTATGGGTATATTTGCATTTAAATAAGCCATCAGTCATTAATCTCCCCCCAATTGTCGCCAGATTCGTAGTCAACTTTATTTGGGACTTCTAGATTAACAGCCTGTTCCATAATTTCAATTATCTTTTTAGCCTGTGCGTCATTTTCAATTGACAGATCTAATTCATCGTGAATTTGTATGTGTGGTACAATTCCTTCTTTATATAATTCTAACATAGATTTTTTTGTCATATCTGCAGCGGATCCTTGTATTAATTTATTTAATGCTTTGTAAGTGTAAGCTCTTTTAATCCCTGGTCCATGTTCCCTGAGTGCTTCTTCGTGTGGCATGGCTTTATGCATACCAAAACTATTAGGCTCCCATAAGTGAAACCTGCATAGTCGTCCTAGCAATGTACGGATTTGTCCACGGTCCTGTGCTCTGTTTGATGCTTTCTCCATAAGTTGTTTAACAAATGGTACTCTACCATGATATGTATTAAATAATTCTGCAGCTTTTTCTTTTGTTACACCAAGCTCTGCTTGTAATTTTGCTTTACCCATACCATAAAATAGTCCAAGGTTAATTGTCTTTGCTTGTGAACGTGGTATTTCTGCCATGTCGGCTACAGTCTGGTGAAAGTCTGAGTTAGGATCTGTTTCGTATGCTTCTACTACATCGTAAACTGAAGGTAGTTTATACAAAGCAGCATAATGCACTACCAGCCTAGGCTCTTGCTGAGAATAGTCAAATACACCCCATCTATGGCCTTCCTCGGGTATAAATAATGACCTTATCTTAGGTCCAAGATCTTTATTTCTAGCAGGTATTTGTTGTAAATTAGGATTCTGGTAGGAGAACCTACCCGTAACTGTGCCTCCTCCTGCATTTCTTAATTGGTTTATCTCTGCATGTATTCTACCATTGTGTTCGTAACGTAGAATAGAATCTATAAATGTTGTGTGTGCTTTGTTAATCTCTCTTGCCTGTGCAATCATTCTTACAACAGGATGTTTGTGTTCTTGTAAAAAATTTTTTGTAAATGATGGTGCTTCTGTTTTTTCTGTGCGTGGGTATTCTAATCTTAACATATCAAATACATTGGCAATACTTCTTGCTGCCCAGATCTGTGTGTCTATGTTTGTTTCCCCTTTTATTTTATTTAGTAATTCGTGTTCCGCTTTTTTAAATTCTGTCTTCATTGTATGTGCTTTATCTATATCTACACGTACACCTTTAAACCTCATATCAACCAGGCATGGAAACAATTCTGTTTCTAAATCAAATATGTCTTCTAAGTCTTGATTAATAATTTCTTTTTTCATTTCTTGCCATAAGCCAAGAGTTGCTTCTGCATCTCTTTCAGCATAGGCACCCACGTGCATTGCAGGCAACTTATACATTTCTGCTTTAGGATCTATACCCCATTCTTCTGCAGCTTCTGCAAGTGCAACTTCGTTTTTACCATAGCCCAGGTAATGCCACGATAAACTATTAAGGTCATATCTAAATCTATTCTCATCTGTAATTGCTGCAGCTATCATCGTGCAGACAATGTCGCCATTAATTTTAAAACCTAACGCTCTAATCCAACAAACGTCATACATTGCATTGTGAAAAATTTTTGTTGATGGGGCTTCTAGTATATCTTTAAACCAAGATAAGACTCGTTTCTTATCCATGTTACCACCACCTTCGTGACCAATAGGAAAATATCCCTTGTAGTTTTTAGTTGCAACAGCAATACCTATTACTTCTCCATTACCTATTACAGCACCAGATCCTTTTTTAATTAAGTCTGGGTCTTTTGTTTCTAAGTCGATTGCAATCTCATCTACCTTACGTAAGTCTGGAAATTCTGTAGGTTTAACCCACTCTGTTTGTGCTTCAAACTTAGGAATTTTCATTGTAATCCCTCTCAAGTATCATTTCTAAAAAATGTATTGCTTTCAATATATCTTCCTTTCCATTCTTGTCGCGATGACGAATGATATACTTTATAGCACAACCTTCAGGATATAGCAATTCGTTCTCTACTACAAACTTACTTGGCTGAATTTTATATTTTTGATAATGTGATCCGCCGTGTTGTTTATCCCAAACTTTCGATGTCATAACCTTTGTCCTCCTGTTTAGCTGTTAGTATGTATAAATTTTGTTTTGTTCTTGTTACCCCAACATACCAAACTCTTTGTTCTTCATCGTACTTGTCTTGACTTTTTTCTATTGCTTCTCTAATTTTTTTTGTGTTGTCTAAAATTAATAATACGTTTGTTGCTTCGCCACCTTTGGCTGCATGTATTGTTGATAGTTTTACTCTTGCTGGATTATTTAATTTTTCTTCGTTTCTTAATAATTCTCTTATGTATAAACTTTCTTCTGGATCAGATTTAAATTCTTCATACCAAGGTGTGTCTAATTTAAAACCAAACTCTTGTAGATCATACATTCTTTCGTCAGTCATAACCCACTCTATTTCTAAAAATTCAAACAAGTCTTTACATTCTGATAAAGATAATTTGTCTCCGTTGGTCCACCTGGTATAATTTTTAATCGCTGTATACAATCTTGTCTTATAGCTCTTTCTGCCTTTAATTTCAAAGTAAATAGCCATGTCCCGTAATGTAGATTTTAATTTTATTAATTTGTCGTTAGTTCTAGCTAATACTAACCAATCATCACTGTGTAGTGGCGCATCCTCAATAGACGTTATGTAATTCGTGGTCCCTGATTCCGGACGCGGTGCCCATTGTTTTTTAATTCTTCTGTCATCAGGTATTCTACGTAAGATCTGATCGGCGACGTGCTGTACCTGTTGAGGTACCCTGTAAGATTGTGGCAAAATAATGTCTTTTGCAGGCTCGTCCTGGAATCTTTTAACATCTGCACCAGCCCAACCATAAATTGCTTGATCATCGTCGCCAGCTAATATAATATGTTTGGAGTTTTTCTTCAGTATATCGTACATTTTCCACTGAATTGGCGATAAATCTTGTGCTTCATCAACGAATATTACATCATATTTCGGACACAATTCTGCCACATTAAATCTTTCAATCATATCTGTAAAATCTACCAGACCGTAGGCTTGCTTGTAATTATCTACTTCTTCTTTTAAAATTTTTAATTGGTGTTTATCTATGTCTTCAGAATACATGTCTGTATTATATTCTTCTTCAATAGATACGTTTTTAATTCTTGCTGCATTTATAATATTAAAATACTCACTATCAGAATCTACAAAACCAGTCTTCTCTTCTCCATTAGAATAAACTGTAACTTCAATACCTAATTTTCTACCTATATCTTCGTAGTGTTCGTCCTGCATAACCTGGGCTTTCTTCATACCTAACTGTGTAAAGGCTAACGAATGTAATGTTCTAAAATGTTTTAAATTTTTTTTCTGTAAGTTAGGATATGCATCTAACATTCTATCTACTGCCTCGTTGGCAGCTTTAGTTGTAAATGCAAAATAACCTATCTTATCAATAGGTGTACCAAGTTTAACAAATGTCTTTACGTATTTAATAAGTCTTGTTGTCTTACCTGTGCCAGGAGGACCCAATA